CTTAGGCATAGCAAACTTATGGGGTCTAACCCCTCTATCTCTCATTTGGTGCAACCAAAAGTTGTCAATATCAGTAAGTAGTCCCCTACCAGCTTCTTGGTACGGTATCAATACCTGCATGGCAGCAGAGGCTACCTGGGACATGGCATAACCAGTTATTTGCTGTTGGATATTGCCGTATAAAGTCCAAGGGAATAGCCCCCTCTGCATCATGTTTTGGTAGTCAAACATAATACTACGGAGTTCTATAGGGATTGGAGGAGTGGACAGTGGAGTAATGTTCTCCTCTGGAGTACCTCTAAATATAGCTCCTCTCTTAAATAAATCAGCTTCTCTTAGAATTGGAGCTTCACTCCTGGACTGCTCAAACCATCTGGGATTAGCAGTATCACGGACTAGTTGTTGAGCATAGGTGAGCATCTTGTTGTAGTTGACTATCATTCCCTCGTCAGTGGCTACTATGGACTCACCAAAATTCTTTTGCCAGTCTGAGCCTGTAGCTAACTTACCAGTATCATGCAAGCCTCCTACAGGAGAGGTAAACACTGGTATTATATCAAGTTCTGGCTCCTTCACCACTGGCTTCATGTATTCTTTACCTAACACCACCCCATTCACTATGTCACCATCATTGTCGTATCCAAAGTAGTTGTACAAATCAACATTGCTGGTGAATAGCTGTTTGGTAGTCCATCCCATAACCTTCACCTTCTGGTTAGCCTCAGCAGGTGTGAGTCTATAGATGTGAGCCACCTCTGATAGTCCATAAGCCCCAAATGAGGGAAACACCTCTGCTGGGTGCCATATCTCTGCTATTAGGTTGTCCTTATTAGCCTCAACATAGACTGAGAACCATCCAGTGGACAGCATGAGGGCGAATAGCTCCCTAATCCACGACTGCCTGCCCCTCTTCCTATACTCCATGTTTATTCTGTCCCATCTCTTGGAGAAGAAAGCCTCAATGTCTGAGCTACCAGCTATTTGAGTGGGGGTTAGTCCTTCATTGTCTATTCTATGGGCTATGAGACTGGATGTCAGCAAATGCAGGGCTAGATTAAACCCAGCTCTGGGGTCATTTGACACTACTGACTCCATACCCCCCTGAACTAATTCATCCTTGAGTGTAAGAATGTTATACCAGTCCTTAAACTTCCCATGTCTAGTATTCCAGCCTTTCTTCAACTTGTTGCACCTAGCTATCATATCACCAGCAGTTTTCATCATTACCTCCATTCACTACCATTTCCATCCTGTACTACCTACCAGCCCTCGCTTAATTGGTGTTGGGTTATTACAAACTATAGCTATAGCTACTGAGTCATGGATGTCATCAGCTCCTACAGACATGATTTTGTTGCCTATCTGACGGATACTCCTACACTCAGTGACAAATTCTATGTCATGGACCTCCATGCTTGGTAACTCCCTATGCAGACTAGCAAACATGTAGTCCTTATTCTTAGATGTGGTGAGCCAGCCAGGTTCACTGGACTGCCTACCACTTACTATATCCCTTCTGTAGTAGATATTCCTCCTGCCTCTAAGAGGACTGCCTTGGGAGGACAAAGCAACACCATGGGAGTTAGCTTCCCAGGTCACCATAGCGTTATTGTAGTAGATGGAAGCCTCAACAGCTTTTGCAGCCGTAGGGTCTGAAGTGTATAAACCAGCATCTCTGGCACAGTATTTCCAGCGGTCACAGCCATCTTGGGGAGGCATTAGTACTGTAATGGCTGTCTGGGTAACCTTAGCTTGTCCAGGGTCAATAGCCACAATGTAGTGCTTACCCTCCTCTGGCTCAAACCATACATTCAATCCATTTCTGTGGATTGGAGCTGGGTAGCAGTCCCTAGCCTTCTCATCAACCACAACTGAATCATAGTACATATCACCAGTAGCTAAGAAGCAAGACACATCATTCTCGGGGAACTCCTGAGCAAACAACATTCTAGTCTCGCCAGTCCTCCTCAATGACTCCTTCTCTTTAATCTTCCATCTCCTCCACCTTATCTGGCCAAGAGTTACTCCATAATTGGCTACTAATTGCTCCTCATCTTGGGACAAATCAAACTTAGCACAGTCAGTTTCAGGGATATGCACAATGCGAGGGTCACCAAATGGAATTGTATATTCTGGGTGCATGAACCAGGGATAAAAATGAGCTGTAAATATGCTTTTACCTTCCTTGGCTAACCTATACATCTCACAGAAGTCATTGTCCTCACCATTGGGAGTACTAAATACATCCACAGTACCGTCTGGTGGGACTCTATCTAAAGCTGGGGAGAAGATTCTTTCCATTGCTCCTGGTGCCCAAAAAGCAAATTCATCACAGAGGAGGTGATGTATAGTCTCGGCTCTACCTGCTACATAGCTCCTAGCAGATGCTATATAGATAGAGCTTTTACTAGCCACCTTGCCGTTGAGGTAAAACCTGAATGTCTTTTCGTAGGTGGAGTTTTTGCAAAGTCCCACTGAGGTGAAGAAATTATGATTGTCAGCCACCTCAAGGCTATATTCATAGTTGTAAATCCTATCTGAGGTTAAAGCTACATCCTTCACATTGACCTTATATGGAATCAAGCCAAACTCAAACCTGGTATCCCATTGATATTTGCTCCTCCTAAACTCCGAAGGTAGTTTATAATCCATACACTCAGGAACATATGGAGCTATGAGACTAAAGAATTTATCATGGTTGTTAGAACCCTTCGGGTTTGGTACAACCAAATAAAAATAACCTTCTCTAGGTCTGACTTCCGATATTACACCAAATTTTTGCCTTAGAATACTCTTCATATACAATTGAGTTTGATAATCAAAACATTCGGTATGGAAACAAACAGAACCATTACTAGGATTGTAGTTACCATCATCACAATACCATACAGCTAATCCCTTTGGGTCTAAATCACCCACTCCATAAGACTCAAAATAGGGACATGCATGCAAACCAAAGGTATATATTGGGTTGCTACTATAACCATGATTTATCTCTGTTTTCAACTCTGATGATTCACCTACTAAAATATCGTGTTTGAATTTAGCATAGCCATAATTGGCTTGCGCAAACTTGACACCATGGACACCAGAGAACGAAGCATCACCTAATAGTGAACCAACAATTAACTGCTTCTGGTCATCATTAGGGATGAAACCATTGTGGTATGTGGTATCTCCTATCTCCACATCACCAGCCATAATCCACTTATCACCCACTAAAATATGGTGATTTGGTGTCATCATGTGGGAAAACTTGTATCCTGAACCTAAAACAATCCAAAGATGGTTGCTAGGGTATTTGAACCATCTAGTGATTGGTTTTGGTTCCACATCACCAGATTCCAAGTTACATGTTAGTACATTTACATTCTCCTGCTTGTTCACAATCTGTCCTATTGACCTGAAGCTCCCATCTTCAAGCTGTACTTTGGTATGGTATGGTAAACAGTCATGGTGAATAGCTGGGAAGTTAGGTATGCCTAGGGAGGATAGGTAATTGTAGAAGAACTCTGTTTTGCTCAGGAGTCTCTCTGTGATGAAGTCCTCATAGGCAATAAGGACAGTATTTGTCCCTGGTACAGTTAGAGTATTTATTAACCTCTGAGCCAGCTTGAGGGAGCTAAATCCCACCTGTGCTGGCTTAACATGGATGTCTCTACCAGTCGCAGTCTCAATAGCATCTGACTGGATAGGATTAAGAAGAAAAGGCACTCGTTGTCTCTGCTTGTCCTCAATGACTAGCAATTCCTCTATGAACCTTCTCTCATTCCGTATAAGCTCTATAAGGGTTTCCCTGTCAGGCATAACCATCTACTTTGGTATCTTCCTTACTTGTCTATTAGCTGCGCTACTTTGAGGTAATAACAGTCTTTGAGCACCTTTCCTGAACCTACTAACCGTTCTAGGCTTCACATACCTTCCCTTAGTAGTAACTCCTACTCTCCTGCCCAACCTAATTGCCCCTCTAGCGAAAGCACCAACTCTCTTATGCACAGGTACCACCTTCCATCCATTAGCCATTATCTCCTCCTCATTTTCCTTAATGTTCTTGCCAGATTACACTGTGAGTAGGTTCTGGTCTTTTTACCTGCTCTTAGAATAGGAGCACAATATGATTGGACTGACTTACCAGCAGCTTTAGCCTTCTTCCTCAAAGCCCCTGGTCTCTTAATAGCTTTAGCTATCCACCTCTTAGCCATTGCTACCTCCCTTGACCTCCACGACTGATTCGGGGAAGTCTACGGTGTCTACCTATATTATACAAATGGGCTTTTCTCAGGTTCCTCCTGCCAGCCACTCTTTGCTTCAGTGTAGCTCTAACTCCTCTTGCCATGTCTCTTACCTGTACTGTTCCTTCCCCAGGTCTGCTTTACCTCCATAGTCTTAACATCAACTAAAACAACAAACCCACACTCCTTGCTCTTACACTTATAGAGTATGGATTCACCATCACTATATGAAATGCACATTACCTTCCTGCAGTTAGGACATTCCATCAGAACTAGCTTTTATTGTTACTTGCTCCCTTTCCCTTCTAAGCTCAAATGTCAAGCTGGTAAAGTCCAACTCTTTGTCCTTCTCAACCTCACCAGCAAGTTCCTTGATGAGGACAAGCTGTTGGGCTGTATAGTGGTTCCTTGCCTTTAGTAGATATTGGTGCTCTTGGGAGGTCAATTCTTCTCCAGACACGGACTTTAGTAGGATGTCAAAGTCCTTTTGGAGAGCCAGTCGCATATTCCTTGTAAATTCTAAGTTTATATATTGGTTGTTTAACTCTCGTCTAGCTTCAATTAAGCCTTTTGTATCCAGATGATTAAATTCTGGGTCTTCCTCACGCCACCTATTGACACTACGCATTGAGCAACCAGCACGCTGTAATGATTCCCTAACATTGAAGCCTGCAATTCTTTCCCTAAGATACGCAGCCTTCTTGGTGGTGTCCTGGACTCCAGGAACTAGAGCTTCAGCTATTTCTTGCGAGACTGTCAAATTGTCCATTTGATTTAACTCTAGCACATCTTAGCCATTATGTCAAGCGATTATGTAGAATTGATTGTAGTCAAAATCTGCGATAAGCTGATGCTTCTACTAGATTGGCTGGCTAGAGCCGTCAATGGCTGCCTCAGAGCTTCTCATACAGTTGCAGGGCTGATGCTAGAATTGGCTTTACTAAATTGAAACTAGATTATATTATATATAACATTATCTATTGACATATTATAATATAGGTGTTATACTGAATAATAGAAAGGGGGGCTATGACTGAGAAAGAACAGAAAGCAATAGGACAGTTTAGACTCCAGCTAAATGGAGTGTTTAAGCCATTTGGGTTGTATGGACTAGATGTAATGGTGCCACAGGCTATAGATGAGACCGTTACACTGGCTTTGAAGCTCCATGACAGACTGAATGGACTAGATGTACCTATAGTAAAGGGGAAGTAATGGATATATGGTTTACATGGTGTAGGAGGAGAGCTGCCTGTGATTATTGTGATGAGGTCATTGAAGTAGCTACACCAATGGTGACTGGCAAGATTTGGAGGAAAGGTAATCCGAATACAAGGAAGTGGAATATAAGGCTGTACTGGCATCCTAAGTGCTACATGGCTCAGGGTATGCAGTACTTGAAGGACAATCCATATGTAGCTCCTGGTAACAGAGGCAGACCTAAACTACAACTGTCTGAGGAGGATACTAGGAGGAGGAGACTAATACTGTGCAAGAAGGCTGCGGTGGACCAGAGGACTAAGGAGCTAAAAGCACAGTTTCCTGATAATCTGCTGATAGAAGCTAGGGCTAGGAAGAGAGTGGAAGAGTTGGCTAAGGAATTGGAGGGAATAGGAGGAGTACCTAAGTCTTGGGAAGTGTTAACCAAAACAGTAATGTAAGAGAATGGATATGTACAAGAAATATGTTAAGGGAAATAGCTGGAGGTGTAGTAAGTCACCTAGTGGAGCACATCACTGGGTAGGCATGCCTAGTTTGGATAAGGGAGGATATGGAATCTATGTATGTAAGTATTGTGATGAGGCTAGGAGGCTACCTATTGAAATTGAAGCTGCTAGGAGGGTGACTGATAGGAGAGCAAGGAGGAGTATGGCTGAGGTGGCTTGACTACTTGTCATTACTACCACTCCTCACAACCTACTACCCAAACCTCAATCTGGTGGTGGAATAATTTGCGAGAGTGGGGATAGAAAAAGAAATTTTTACCTCATACGAGGTTGACCCGTGGCTATGAGATTTTACTACTACTAGGTTAGACAAATGATGGTAAAATAATAAGGCATAGCATACGCTGTTAGTCCCGTATGCTACGCCTTATTAAACTTTACTTGTTACTTGCTAGGTTGTAATAGCCCTTGAGCTAGTCCCCACTTCTGTACTCTTTTCTTTACATTATACGAGAAGACCTGGTTTGTGACTGTTTTGTCACGTTCCACAGCCCCAGCAAGTAAAGCTCTTGCGTCAATCCCTGTTATCCTCGTGTAATCATCAGCTACACTTTCAAAGTCACTGGCTAGATTGCCCTTCCTACCATTGCCGTCGCCTGATTTAGACTTGCTGGGTTCTACATCTGTGATGTATGTTATTCCCTTGATTACCTCGATATGCTGTTTGGGCTTGGGCTTGCTAGGCGTTTTGACGGTTGGCTTATTATGCCGTAACCCACAATTCACTGTGCCGTCAAAAAATCGTTCGTAGTATATTCCCTT